ACACCTGAGTTCGTAGACAACGCTTCTGCGCGTGCCAGCAAGCTGCTTGGTTTTAGCAGTGACGGTAACTCCATCGAAGCAACGACAGGTCGTGTAAACAGCGTCAGCGTCAGCACAAGTACAGTAGGCGCTGGCGGCAGTGCAACAGGTTCAGCCTCATATACTGATTCTACCGGCGCTTTAGCATTATCTTTAGGCATCCCTACTGGAGCTACGGGGGCTACTGGATCACAAGGCATATCGTCAGGTCTAGATTACAACTACAGCACCACAACAACTGACGCAGACCCAAGTGCAGGAAACTTTCGTATTAACGGAAGCTTTGGTGCTGGCAGTCAGATTTTCATTGCCGACCAAAGCGCGGCAACGGGCAATCCAAATGTTTCAGCGTTTATTTTGAGTTTTGACGACAGCACAAACTCTGCGGATCGCGGCACGCTCACCATAAAGAAAAAAAGCGCACCCGAAAACTTTGCAACCTACAAAATCTCAGGCGCATCAACAGATGCGACGAGCTACGTTAAGCTGGCGGTAACGGCTGTTGTTTCGTCGGGCTCACTAAGCAACAGTGATGCTTGTGTCATTGAATTTTCACGGGCTGGTAATGCCGGTGCAGGTTCTGGCGACTTGCTCGCAGCCAACAATCTCAGCGACCTAGCGGCTGCGGCAACCGCTCGAACAAATTTAGGTCTTGGGTCGGCGGCAGTTTTAACCGCAGGAACTTCTGCGAACAATGCGGTGCAACTAAATGGCAGTGCAGAATTACCTGCGGTGTCAGGCGCAAATTTAACAAACTTGCCGGTGAGTGATGTAAGTACGGATATACGCTTCATTGCGCTACAAGTGGCTGGTGATCGAATTGGCATTAGCGGTGATACAGGAATCGCCGACCCCTTCAGCGATGAAAGTGATATAGACACAAGCACCAGTACAAACCAAAGCTTTAGCTCATCAACTACGTCTTACAGCCCTACAACCACGGGCGTAGGGTCTGCGGTGGATCTTTCGTCAAAAAGTTACTTCGGCAACATGACTGCAAATGGCGGCCTCGCCGCCGCTTTTGACGGAACTACTAGCCAAAATTACCAATCCTCGGCCTCTGTGCTGGCCTCTACGTCGACTACGGGAACTGTGGGCGTAGCACTTGGCTCTGGAAACGGTTTCGTAGCCGCCCAAGCAAAGGTGTATGCACCAAGTAACGCCAGCTACAACGCGCCAAACGGTTTCAAAATTTACGGGCATAGCAGCGCTACGGCGAGTGGTGGGACACTATTAGGGAGTTTTACTGAAGGTGTACACTACAACAACACAACGGCAGATGTAGGAACCTTTACGCTAAGTAACACTGCCAGCTTTGAGAATTACTATCTGGAGCTTTTGTTTGCTGGAGGCGGGGCTTACTTAGCGGAATTTGAATTATTTCCGGCTGGCTCCACCAACAATATGACGTTGCAGAGCAATGCTTTCACGGCTCAAAGCGCTCCGAGCAGCGCAATTATTGGGGTGCAAACCGTAGAAACGGATAGCATTACCATCAATACTGATCTCACTGCCGAGGTGAGCCGAGATGGTGGCAGCAATTTTACTCAGTGTACACTTTCGCTGCAAAGCAGCCTTGGGGCTACCTCCACGAAATATTACGAAAGCGCCTCGACCGATATTAGCTCTCAGCCGAGCGGCACTTCGGTCAAATACAGAATCAAAACTTTAAATAATAAAAATGTTGCGATCCACGGCGTTGCTCTGAAGTGGGCGTAAAAAAAATGGACATACAGCAGGACAAGCCAAATGGACGGAACAATAGATGCACGCCTTGTAATGACGGTCGTAGGGATGCTTGTGTCTGTCGCAGGGGCGGCAGCAGTAGCACGGCAACAAATAAAAGCCCTCGGCAGCAAACTGCAAGACGTGGAGCAGAGGCTCCGCAAGATGGACAGCAGCAGTGACAAACTCGAAACAATTACGGAGACACAAGAACAACGTTTAAACGTGTTGTCCAAGATGAGCAGCCCAGAAAATTTGCGGCGGGATCAGATAACGCTGGCAACGCTTTTGGCAGATGTAAAACAACTGCAAAAAGAGACAGACCGTTTACACGCCATGCACAACGGCAAACACCCGCCAGTGTCCAATGAGCGCAAGGCCGACTGATGAAAACACTGCTCGTTGCCTTTTTGCTGGCAGTTACCCCTGCTACAGCAAACTCGCCAGATTGGATTATGGAAGCAAGGATACCATGTTTTTTTGAACCTAAGATAATGTACGAAGCGCTCAAAATTGATGGTTTTATCCAGCAAAGCAGTGGTGTTTTTTTTGGCACTAACGGCAAGCATGAAGGTATTACGCAGATGTACGCGCATCCTGACAACCGCTTTGTACAACTTGGCATATTCAATAAGCCAGTGCCTGTGGTGTGCGTTTTTGCGCGTGGCGTTATGTTTAAACGGTCTGTTCCAGACACATAAAATGAACCAGCAAATCGGTCGTGCTGGGGTGTTCCTGGTGGCAGCACGACTCGAAAAACTGGGTGTGCAAGTTGCTCTGTGCGACACACAGGGGTTTGACCTTGTAGCCTTTGTACCAGAGCCGATACGCATCGAAGTGAAGGCTAGTGCCAGAGGCCCAGTGCGGCATGGAAAATTAGAGTTTAACGCAAGCAAGGGCGGCAACAAAAGAATACTGCGTGAATGTCACGCAGACATACTTGCACTGGCAGACTTGAAGCAAGGGTACTGCGTTTTTCAGTTGGTCAAAAATCTTACATCAAAAAATTTAAAGGTAGACGCTTACTGGTTTTGCGAGTCGCAAGAACAGGTTAGCTGGGACCGTTCAATTAAGGAGTTAAGAAATGAACCTCATAAATAAATATAAATCCAAAGTCATTGATTACGTCACGGACAACAAACCACTGCTGATAAAATGCGGTGCGTGCTTCATCATTGGTTGTGTTATTGGCTACTCAGGTGCCTATTAATGTTTACTCTGCTTGGCAGCGCACTTGGTTTTGCAACCAGCTTTCTGCCCAAGATCATGGACTATTTTCAATCCAAGGCAGACAACGCGCACGAACTCAAGATGCTGGAAGCAATGGCGGCAAACAAGCGCGAAGAAATGGCGCTGGATGCAGAGATACGCGAAGTCGAAACAATCCACAGGCATGACGCGCAGATAAAAGGCGGGAAGTTTATTGATGGTCTGAGAGCAAGTGTAAGACCTGTCATCACATACCTGTTTGTGCTGCTGTTTTTATTCGTAGAAATAAGCGCTTACATCATCATGCTCAACCAAGGCATGAGCGTGCTGGATGCCAGCCAGGTGGTGTGGTCGAGCGAGATCAATGGACTGTTTGCAGCTATTATTTCTTTTTGGTTTGGTGGTCGGACCTTTGGTAAGAAATGAAAACCAACGAAGCTGGGCTAAGAATAATACGGTCCTTTGAGGGGCTGTCTTTGCAGCCCTACAAATGCCCTGCTGGCATACCGACCATTGGCTACGGATCGACGTATGGCTTGGACTGCAAACGTTTAAACATGTCGCACCGCAGCATTACAGAGTGCGAGGCCAAAGTTTTACTTAGCCGTGAAGTAGGCCATGCAGAGAAGCAGGTAGCCAGGTTGGTAACAGCACCTGTGACTCTCAACCAGTTTTCAGCGCTTGTGTCCTTTGCTTTCAACGTTGGCGGCGGTGCGCTGCAAGCGTCAACTTTGAGACGCAAGTTAAATAAAGGCGATGTCGCTGGTGCAGCGAATGAGTTTCCAAGATGGAAGTATGCAGGTGGTCGCGTACTAGCTGGTCTTTTACGGAGACGTTATGCGGAGCAAGAACTATTTTTAAGATCATAGCAATCGCAGCCGCCAGCTTGATAGCCAGCGGCTGCTTACCACTATTAGCGGTGGGCGGTGCCAACAGTGTCTATGGCTGGCATAAAGACCGTTCCATAGAAAAACGTGTGACAGCGCTCGAACAAAAGTGCTTGCCTAACCCGTCACCTCTAACGGTTGTGCCGCCAAGCCGAAAACTTTATCAAGGTGAGCTACGTGTTTGGTCGAGGCGGTGGACATCTCATAGTATCGCGCATACCGCTGGTAAGTAAAGTTGATGGAGTGGTGACCCAAAAACTGGGCAACCTCTGCGTCTCTCATCTCTTCGTTGAAGATGAGGCAACTAGCATAAAAGTTTCTTAGATCCTTCCAAGTCATACGATCAACGCCAGCAGCTACACAAGCTGGTGCTAGCCCACGCTTATTCCAGTTGTTGCCGTCCATCTCCCGCGTTCCAACGCTGGTGGGAAACACATACCCAAACTGCCTCTGCACTATGGGTTGTTGCATCTTCCATTGTTTCAGCATGTTAAGCACATGCATCGGCAGCGGGACATGCCGTTGGCCTTGCTTCGATTTGGGCTTTCCTACTGTTCGCAGTATAGGACGACTTGCTGATTTTAGCGCAGTATCAATCGTAACCCACCCTTTATCCAAATCAATTGCGTGCCATTTCATAGGCCACTGCTCCTGACCTCGCACCCCTGTATAAGCCGCGAAAGATATTCTTAACTTGTATGCGCCTTTTGCGTGGTTAATGACCTCTTTGATCTCTTGCGGTGTGATGACTCGCAAATCACGCGACTCGTAGACTTCTTCTCCCAAAGGAATGACAAACTGCTTTGCTAGGTTATTACGCATGTACTCCTTTGCAACACACCACTTGCAAAACGATCTAAGTGTGGTCAGGTAGGACCGACCTGTCTGCCTTTTACGCCCAACCGACAACGCAGGTACAATGACCTTTTCCCAGTCATCGTATTTGAGATTGTCTGTTTTTTGCTTGGCAATCACCCCGTTCTGGGTTTTCAATTTTAAAAACAATTCGATGTGCATTTTAATGCACGACAAATGCTTGTCGCCAATATCTCCTTCGGCTTCTGACTTTTGTTTTAAGCGCAACCATTCTTTAGCTGCTTGCTCAAACAAAGGAATATTATAAACAGGTCGCATGGGTTTTTCCTTTCCTTTGACCTAATACTCACTTTTAATTAGGTCAGTTAACATCACAAACATGATATACAGTGAACATAACACATAACTAAATCGGTCACAAGTATGCCACGTATGTATCGTTAAGCATCATAAACATAAAAAAACCGCTGCAAAAACAAAAGCCGCCATCCTTTCAGATAGCGGCTAAGTATATGTTTTGTTTGCCTTTTCGTTGGTGAGTCGGCAGGGATTCGAACCCTGGACCTATTGATTAAAAGGCAAACTGGTTTTGTTTTACGTCCAAACACTTAGCCGATTCTTGCATCATACAGACATTTTTTGCACTGTAAACAACACATTTTAACCTAGTGTTTTTGCGACCTGTTTAGTGTTTTTTGTTTTCTTCTCGCAGTCGTCAGAAAACCGTGTGTGACCTATTTATTTTAGTGTATTTCTAGGTCTTCCCAAGGTTGGCCAGGTACACGGCAGACAAGTTCATAGTGACGATAATCTATTCTTTTGGTTGCTACTATAAGAGTGCCTTCCACGCTTGATTGATAGACCGCTTTAAGCGGATCAGCGCAGTCTTGATAAGGGCATTGCTCCGTGATTTCCCAGTGATCCCGTGGTGCTTTCTTAACAGCAATGACTCGCCAAGGGATGATTGACAATTCAATTGGGGATATCTGACGTTGTGAATGGTCGTCGGCATATTTGTGTTTTTGCATTTCATCTGCCTGTTCTCTTCTGTTCATGTGCGAGGGCAAGGTATCCAATGGCATCGCGTAAATTATCATCGTTGCTCGGATTGCTATGATCCCTCGCGATTTTTAATAGAGCCATCATCTTCGCAGCCTCGCTGCTGCTTATGGCGTGATCTAGAAACTCGCCCCAATAATTAGAAATTTTAGTCAGGTTGGCACCAGCATCTCCGTGCTGTTTTGCACGGTCATGGCAAATTAGCTGCTTGGCCTCATCGAGTATGGTTGCGCGTGGCCGTGCCTCAACTTCACCCTCAGAGTCACAAGAGGGGCAACCAACAACGTTCAAACCACTGCCAACGTAACCATTCCCGTGGCAGGTCGGGCAGGGTTCAGTCATACCTCACCTCTCAGTGCCTTCACGACAACTCGCGGTATGTGAAAACGGTTATTGATTTTGAGTATTTGCACATTGTGAGCCTGTGCGATGGGATCAAGACTGCCGTCTGTAAGCAATCGTAAAAGTCTTTGGCGAAGAATGCGTGTGTCTTCTCCGTAGATTTCTTGTGTCGCCTGTGAAGTGTTTAACAGCGCAGGTTCAGCGTGTGTCTTAGTAAAAAACATGTGTATTTCCTTTCGATCAACAGGCAAACAGTGTGCAATATCTGCTGATAAAAAAGGAACTACATAGAGTGGTTTAGTATAGTGCAAAATTTACCAAGTTCACTTCCAAATCTTTGCATTAATATACCGTGTAAACAGGTCAAAAAAAAACGGCAGTGTTGTTTTTCTGCCGTTTTGCCGTAACATAAATTTTATTTTTTTGTATTTTGTGATCTAGTTTCTTACGAAATCTGCTACATTTTTTTAAATTAACTGTTATTTGTGGACGTAAAGACATTGTAGGTTTTTTGTGCGAAAGTTTCTGGTGCTTGCCTAAATTCAGAATTTTTTCTCTCACTCGCAAACTTCAACATGCTGTACACTCTATTCATCTGCGTAACAAACTCATAGGTCGTTTCATCAAAAATCAAACAAAGAAGGTTTTCCCACTGGTCTTCGTCTACATTTTCGGGCAGTTCGTAGACACCGCGCCGTATTCGCACCAAAATTTTTTCATTCATACAGTCTGACAGAAAGGCATTAACGCTCGATTTTTCATAACCATACTCTTGTGCTCTGATACATAGCTCGTTAGTTTCAATAAAGTTACCTTCGCTCCACATCACCATCATCAACCGAAACAGAGTCAGGTGAGAAGTGTTGCAACCTGCAAATTTCATAGTTTCATTTGGGGTATCAACAGTACGTCTCCGCGTAACCTCGAGATTGTGTCTCATGGCAGCAGAGTGTAATCTCCACCGCTCTTTTCGCAGCAAACCAAAGACTTCTAAGTGGTCACTTTTATGCAAGTCTCGAAATAAATCTAACGAAGAAAAATCGACCAACAGTTCTTTGCGGCGATCCATTTTTTGCTTTTTTCTAAGAGCCGCTTGTTTCAATTTTTTCTTTGCTGCTATTTCATCTAATCCTAATTTTATTACATCACTCATGTTTAACTTCCTTTCCTGTTTTTGTTTGTAATGTTTTCCATCACTTGTCAACATTTTTTATACATTGTTTAACACATTATAGCATGATTATTTGCATAATGTAATGAGCAGCAATTACATCATCATTGTTCACGTCATAGGTGTTGCCTGGTTTGTAGTTTTGCACAGTCAAGCACTCGTCTGTTCTGTGAACAAGCTGCACAAGGTGCGCTTCCGTTTCCTCACCAACCTTTATGTGCAACACAATGTAATCGTTTAAACG